CTTTGGTTAGCTCTTGGCTCTGTACATTAGTATAACGGTCATTGATTTCTTTTACCATCACATTCAAATCTTCAAGATCAAATTCTGGGTAAGCTATCCCCTGGCAGTGACTCAAAATTATTTCTTTTATTTCTTCCATCCTACTCCCCTTCTTTTAAAATTTTGGTTTTTTTAGTCATACCCCCTCAAGCTCCTTTACAATTTTTCGCTTTGCTCGAATATCCTTAAATTTACCATAAGCATCTGATAAAGGCTGAGTTTGACCCAATCCCTTGCACCAATAATCATTTCTTAAAATAACCCTACACATTCTACGCCATGAAGGAACCCAACACTTACTTTCAAGCTCCAAAGGGGCCTCTTGTGGTATCGTTAAATAACCCCGATCTTGCCAACCTGAAATAAATTTTTGGAAACGACTCCTATAATGAACACCTGTTTTCTTTGGCATTGTAGATAAAAGCATATTACAAAAACTTTTCCAAGTATGGTTCTCAGGCTTGGTTATTTTATGGTATCCCATAACATTACCGTTTTCTTGTACGTATAAAGCACCAGAATTAACACCATTAACTCTATTAATTAATTTATACCAAGTATCAGGCTCTAGTATATGATATAACCATAAACCCCTTCTTTGGTCATCCCCATAGGGTTGGCAAAGTCTTTGTTGGCTTAACTTAACACCGGCCATATTCATTTTATCATAAACAGCATTATGAGGCTTATCGTTATATTTTCCATGATAAATCCAAATATCCTCAGTTTTCCAATCATAAATAGGGTATAGATTAAAAAGATTCTTTTTTACCTTAGTAGTCCACTTGTAATCCCTGTGCATTAAACCATCTTTACGGCTAACAATAGCCCTGTATCTATGCAAGCTCTCATCTGAACGAATACCAATAAAGGCGCCTGTTGATTTACCTTGAGAGTACCATTCACCAAAAATTACCATTAATTCTTCAAATTCCATCTTTGGAACATAAAAAGGGTAATCGTTTAAATCCCTAGCTAGTTTCGGTTTATCTCTAACCCACATATCTTTTTTCTCTTCATCCCAACAAATCCAGCGAGGCTCATAATTACTCACAGCATTTCTTAAAAGAAGTTCGCCACAAAACCAGTGTAAATCTATATGGTCTTTATACATTTCAGCCATTACTTCTACATGGTCAATAGTATCTACATATTGAGCCTCCAGGTCGATTATAAGTAAACCAACTTTTCTACCCCTTCTTATTGCTTCTTCCATAACTAAATGAGTCATCACAGAGCTGTCTTTTCCTCCTGAAAAGGATATATAGACCCTCTCGAAGTCATCAAAAGCCTTAGAAATACGATCTTTTGCAGCGTCTAATACATTAGTATCTTGATATAATTTTGTTGCCATTTTTCATTTCTCCTTAATAAATGTTAACTTGACGGCCAAGTGATAAAGCTTCTTCTATTTCAACTTCGTTCCTATTATTGTTTTTAAGCCAAATGTTTAAATACTCTAAAGCAATATTATTAGCCCTTTCTTGTTCATCAGGTGTGAGTCTATTAAATCCGGCGCAAAATACACTAGGTATTCCTGTACCATAACACATAGCTGCCTGACCTAACCAAGCTATTCTATTCATTGATTTATTAGTTAAATAATGTTCACAAGAATGTTTCCATTTAGAAATAACACCGTTAAGAGCTTCTTTGAATTTAGTATCATTCGATAGAAAATTTGCATAAGATTGTTCACATTCATCTTTTTTCTTCCCTTCAAATTTAGAAGCGTAGAATCCGGCCTTATGGCACTCCCATTTATCAAATGTATGGAATATTCTATCAGGATCATTAGTATTTACTGTACGATATTTTTCAACTTCCTCATTAGTTAGATCATCTGTTAACTCTTCAAAAGGACTTTCAGTAGAATCACTAGCTATCCATGACTTAGAAAAATCATCATCTGAAAAAACATCTTGTAAACCTGTAATCTGACAAAGCCTTAATATTTCCTCTTCATCCATACCAAGTTCACGAGCTATTCTTGAGTTTTTCCAATTTCTATTTTTTAACTCTAAAATAATTTCACTCATAGCATCAACTTGATGTTTACCTCTAGCTCTATTATGACGAATAGTTGAAGCAATCCTATCATTTTTGCTTGCCTGCTCATTTCTTATAGCTACTGTTGGCAAAAACCCCATGATCCTTTCTTTAACAATAGCAGACTCTCTACCAACCCTACTTCTGTGAAAACCATCCACAACCTCTGATTTATCATTATTAGGCCATGTAACAATAGGTTGAGTATATCCATCATTCATTATACTCACTTCTAATAATTCCATCTCAGGAGGTGCGACCTTATTAGGGTTATACTCATTAGCTATTACATCATCTGTAACAACCCACCTTACAAAATCTACCGGTTCATTTTTGAATGGCCCATTTTCATGAATATATTCTCTTACATCGTTTATAAACTCCATTTTTGTAGTTAGACTTTCATAAGAGTCCATAAACCCTTGTATATCTGAAAGTAGTGTGTTAATATCTTGTCTTTTGTAATCCATATTCTCTCCTTAATTGTTTTCAAATACTCTGTTAGATTGTGTGTTAAATAAACCTCTCCCAGTGCCATTTTGTAGTTCCATACCCTACCCCCTCCTATACCGTCTAGGCTTTATATTCTTGCCCTGGTGCGTGTTATCGTCTTTGAACTTGTACATATCATTGTTATTCTCACTACCGAATAAAAAATCTTTCTGGTTCTGTCTGATTTCAGCCTCGCGCTCTGGCGTGGCCTCTTGCATTGTGAACGGATCTAGCATCCTACCCCCTTATGCCCTTTCTCTCTTTAAATGTTTTCGATTTTCATAGCAGTTCTTAATCTTAACTACAGTATACAATTATTCAGTGCCATTGACTAGCGTTTTGTCGTAGGAGCGCAAAAAAACTTGTTTTAATTTAATCTTCATAATGAGCAAGACCAAAACAGTCACAATGGAAATATTCAGAGCCGGTAAGCAAACGGATGGCGCTGGGAATACTCAAACGTGGACTGAAGCGGATCTAGATCAAATAATCGAAGCCACGAACGAAATGAAAGATTCGGTTCCGGCTGTAATCGGTCACCCTAAAGAAAACTCACCCGCTTACGCGTGGTTTGAACCAAACGAATTATTTCGCAAGGGTAAGAAGCTTTTCGCTAGGATGTCAGATATTACAGAGGAATTTGGCGAAGCTCTAAAAAGAAAGAATTTTAAACATCGATCAATTGCTCTTAGAGGAAACAAATCCTTAAAGCATGTTGGGTTTTTTGGTGGTGCTCCGGTTGCCGTTAAAGGTATGCCAGATTTCGCGTATTCAGAAAGCGAAGATATTCAGACTATCGAATTTGCTGAAATTGACGTTGAATTTGCTGAAATGGACGCGGCTTTCGGCCTTAGAACGGTTGGAAGAATGTTTCAAAGCATGCGTGATTTCATGATAGGTGAAAAAGGGCTCGAAACGGCTGACAGTATTATATCTCAGTTCTCAATAGATGACCTTAAGCAAACCAGAATTACCGAACCAAAAGTAATGGAAACTTTCAAAGAAACCCCAAATGAGGATCAAAAAATGGATTACGAAGCAGCATTTAAATTACAAGAAATTGAAGTCACTTCACTAAAAGCTGACTTAGAAGCCAAAACAATTGAATCAGGCGAGTTTTCTGAAAAACTTGTGGCCTCAGAAGCTAAGAGCAAAGAGCTTCAAACAAGCATTGATACCATTGAATCTGAGAAAAAAGACGCAGAGCACAACGCTTTTGCTGAAAAATTGGTTTCTGATGGAAAAATCGACCCTGCTGAAAAGCAATCTATTCTTATGACCGTTAAGGCTTTAGATGGCCAAGCCGCTCAAGAATTTAAAGAAGGTGACGAAACAGTATCTCGAACACCTCTAGAAAATTACAAATTGAGCCTTGAGAACAAGAAAGCAAGCGTAACACCAGGCACAGTATTTGGCGAAGTTAGCGAAGCAGCCGCTTCAATAGAAGCTCAAATCAAAGAAAAAGCCTCGGCTATCCAAGAAAAAGACGGTGGCACTTACGGCGAATCAATCAAAAAATTACAAGAAAAAGAACCTGGACTTTTCAAAGCTTCAGTTTAATCAAGAGATTAGAACAAATTATTAACAAATAACGAATTTACAATTTAAAAAGAGGCTCTTATCATGGGACAAGGCAGAAAAGTATCAGAAGAAAAATCACTCACTTACATTGCGGGCGCTGCTATTGTCGCGGATACCTTTGTTAAATTGGATTCCAATGGCGAAGTCGTTACCTGTGGTGATGGCGAAGAGATCAAGGGCGTAGCTTCAAAAACCGTCGCACAAGGCGAATCTGTTGAAGTTCATTTGCAAAATTCTGGTAATGTAGTTCGAGTTCTTTCTGGTGCCGCAGTCGCAAACGGGGCTGTAGTTGCTTCTGACGCAGCCGGTAAAGCTATTACATCAGCTTCAGGCAAGCGTGAAGTGGGTCAAGCTGACGAAGGTGGAAGCGCACTAGACAAGTATTCTATTATTCACCTAACTAGAGGCGGCACAACAGCTTAATCAAGTCTTTTAAATTATTTAATTAAACGGTTTTCACAACAACAAAATAAGAGGTTATCAAAATGAGTGGTCAAAATGTAGAAGTTCTAGTCGGACACGCACAAGATATTTCTGTCAAATTTCACGACAGCGAATTGATCAATAAAGAAGTTTTCCCCATGATTGAACTCATGAGCCCAAAACAAAAAATTACACGTTATAACAAGGGTGAACAGTTCCAAAGCGGAGCCTCAGAACGTGCGCCAGGTACTAGAATCAAAACTACTCAGGTTGAACGTGATACCGTCGATGCCAATACCAAACAATATGCGGCTTCTGATATGATCACACGTGAAGATCTTCGAGATGCGGGTATTCCTAACGGACAATCACCCCCTATCGAATTAGCCACTGATTCAATCGAAAAGAATTCAAAAGATTTAGACTTAGGTCGTGAGATCAGAGTTGCTGAAGCGATTTTTGCTGATACTTGGTCCGACGGTGTAGCCGGTGGAAAAGATCAGGCCGGTTCATGGCTCGCCCCTTCTACATCTACTTTCTTAGCTGATTTTGATGTAGCCCTTTCTAAACTTAAAAGAGAAGGTGTAAACCCTAAATCTCTTAGATTAATGCTTGATTTCGGCACTATGCAAGCAATCAAACGAATTGACGATATGAGAGAACAGCTTAAATATGTAGGCCGTGATTCACTTACAGCCG